GGTCAAAATTTACTGACTGCAGAAAATATTCAAGCAACTTCATTATCAGTTTCTACAATTAATGCTTCTGGTATTGTAACCGCATCTGGTGGTTTCTCTGGTAACTTAACTGGTAATGTAACTGGAAATTCAAGTACAGCATCTGCTCTGCAGACCGCTAGAACGATTGCTATTACTGGTGACGTAGCAGGATCTGTCTCATTCGATGGATCATCTAATGTTTCAATTGCGGCTACAATCCAACCAAATAGCGTTGCTCTTGGTGGTGACACTACGGGCAATTATGTTGCTACTGTTGCTGATGCTGGTTCATCAGATATCGTTGTTTCTGGTTCTGGTTCGGAAACCGCTGCAGTTACCCTTGGATTATCAACAACTGGAGTCGCTGCTGGTTCTTATGGTTCGTCCAGTGTAATCCCAACATTTACTGTTGATTCAAGAGGTCGTTTAACTGCTGCTGGTACAGCTCCAGTTGGTACTGCTTTAACGGTTGCTGGTGATTCTGGTTCAGAAACCATCAACTTACTGTCTGAGACTTTAACAATCACAGGTGGTACAAACCTGACTTCTTCAGCTGCTTCTAATGCTGTTACTGTCAACTTAGATCCTAACATCTCACTGACAAGTGTTGTTGCTTCTGGTATTGTAACTGCTGCTCAGTTTGTAACTGGTGCTTCGGGTCAGGCAATTGGTATTAGTACCAATGTAATTTCAGGTCCAGATGTTATCACCATTGACCCCGCTGCTGTTGGAGACAACACTGGTGCGGTTAGAATTAAGGGTGATCTTTATGTTGATGGTGCTCAGTTCTTTGTAAATTCTGGTACGATCGAATTAGCAGATTTCATTGTTGGTGTTGCTACAACTGCATCGACAAATGCTGTTCTTGATGGAGCTGGAATTGGAATTGGTTCTGCAAACGTTCGCAAGACCTTAACTTGGAATAACACATCAAACTCCCTGAAGTCAAGTGAAAGCTTTGATCTTGCTTCTGGCAAATCCTATAAGATTAATGGAACTGAAGTTCTGAGTGGAAACTCGCTAACGATTACCAATGTTAATGCTTCTGGTATTGTAAGTGCTACAACTTTTGTTGGTGCTCTTACTGGTAACTCTTCTACAGCATCTGCTCTGCAGACTGCTAGAACAATCTCGATTACTGGTGATGTTGCTGGATCTGTCTCGTTTGATGGATCATCTAATGTTTCTATTGCTGCAACAATTCAACCAAACTCTGTTGCTCTTGGATCAGATACAACTGGTAACTATGTTGCAACCGTTGCTGATTCGGGTTCATCCGATATTGTAGTTAACAACTCTGGTAGTGAAACTGCTGCAGTTACTCTTGGTCTTACAACCACTGGCGTAGTTGCTGGTTCTTATGGTTCAACAACTGCAATTCCTACATTCACTGTTGACTCAAGAGGTCGTTTAACTTCTGTCGGAACAGCTTTAGTTGGTACAGCTTTAACAGTTGCTGGTGATTCTGGTTCAGAAACTATCAACCTGTTAACCGAAACTTTAACAGTTTCTGGTGGTACGAACCTGACTTCTTCTGCATCAGGAAATGCAGTAACAGTTAACCTCGATAATAACATTTCATTAACAAGTGTTGTTGCTTCTGGTATCGTAACTGCTTCTAGTGGTTTCTCTGGAAACTTAACTGGTAACGTTACAGGTAATGTAACTGGTAATCTTGCTGGTAATGTAAATGCAACATCTGGTATTTCAACATTCAATAATATTGATATCAACGGTACAATAACTGATGTAAATAATTCAACTGGATCTGCTGGATGGGTTCTGTCAAATACAGGTGCCGGTGTTTCTTGGACAACTATTGGTTCTGCTCTTCCAAACCTGAGAACGACTTCTGCTGTAACAGCAACTTCTGGTCAAACTTCATTTACAGTAACATATACTGTTGGATATCTTGATATTTACATCAATGGTGTTAAACTTGCTCCTTCTGACTTTACTGCTACAAATGGAACTACGGTTACATTAAGTGAAGCAGCAAATGCAGGAGATAATGTAGAATTCTATGCATATAATACTGCAACATATGGTGGAGCAATTAACTCTCTGAATGACCTTTCAGATGTTACATTAACATCTTCCACCACTGGCAATATTCTTGCCTATGATGGTTCTGGATGGGTCAATTCTTCATCTCTGATTGGTATTTCTTCTGTTGATGCCACAACCATTGCAACTCTCGAAACCGCTCTTGGTTCTGCACCAAATACCTTTAATTCATTGCTTATCAGCAATAGTGGCGTTTCAACCTTTACTGGTGATGTAAACGCACAGTCAGGACTCAAAGTTACTGGCAACTATGCTGGACTTTCAACATCATTAATTGTTGAAGGCAATACAAGAATTACTGGTATTCTTACGATTGGACAAAGTTCTATTGTACTCAATGGAACTGAAAACCAAGTTAATGTTGGAACTGGTGTTACACTTCACCACACTAATGGAGTTACTGTTGGACCAAACGTTGTACATTCTTCAGGTGGATTCTTAAACGCTTTGGTTGTAACCGGTATTGCAACTGCAACCGATTTTAACACAACTTCGGATAGAAACCTGAAGGATAACATCCGTCCAATTGAAAATGCATCCGAACTGGTTGGAAAACTGGAAGGTGTACACTTTACTTGGAAGTCTAATGGTTCGGAAACCTGTGGTGTTATTGCACAACAGATTGAAGAGCACTTACCACAACTGGTACAAACAGGTGAAACTCATAAGACTGTTAACTATAACGGTCTTGTCGGTGTTCTGATCGCTGCTGTACGTGAACAAGGTGAAATGATTGCTGCGCTGAAGGCAGAAATCGAAGAACTCAAAAAGTGATTCGTTACTGATTAAGTTCTAATCGGGGCAGGCAACTGCCCCCTTTTTTATAAATAGAAATAAAAATGCATAAACTGAAGGCCCATAAGACAGTTGAACAGATTGCAAAGAAACATCGTTTAGAAGTTTCTTTCATTCAAAAACAATTAGATATGGGAGAACCCATTGAACATGAGCATACAAAAGATCATGAACTTGCAATGGATATTGCTCTTCAGCATTTAGATGAAATTCCAGATTATTATACCCGTCTTAAAAAGATGGAAGCAACTGCTAAGAAAGAACACTCAAAATTTAAGGACGTAAAAGAATCCATGGATGAACAAAGATATTGTCCATTATGTGACAAAAGAGAAACTAGATCTGAGTGTTCGTATGGTGGAAAGGCTTGGGACAAGGTTTCTATTAAAGATCATGAATATTCAATGGCTCGTTCAGAATTAAAAACAATTGCTGATGCAGTAAAAAGATTACAAATGAAAGTTGGTAAAGGTGAGGGAAGTTTGGAAGCATGGGTCCAATCAAAGATTACGAAAGCAGCAGATTATATTGATACCGCAGCCGATTATGTTGCAAGCGGAGAAATGGAAGAGTCAGTTCGTCTTCCAGCAACTAATGGTAATATCATCTCTGTGATTATTTCTTGGCGCGGAAAAACATACATGAATAAAATGTTTTTCCCGCAGGTCAATTTGCCAAGTAGAAGAGAAATAACCGACCAAATTCAAAAAGTGTATCCTGGAGCATCTGTTCTTCAATATAATGTTGCTGGATTAGAACCAGGGCAACCATTGATTCAAGTTTATGATCCTCAGAAATCCAAAAATTATCTTTTAAATAATAAGACAATTGGTGAGGAAACAATAGAAGAAGTTGCAGCATGGCAACGTAAAGAAGGAAAGAATCCTTCAGGTGGTTTGAATGAAAAAGGTAGAAAATCATATGAAAGGGAAAATCCTGGAAGTGATTTGAAACCACCACAACCAGAAGGTGGTCCACGTAAAAGGTCTTTCTGTGCTCGTATGGGAGGAATGCCTGGTCCTATGAAGGATGAAAAAGGAAGACCTACAAGAAAGGCATTGGCACTTAGAAAGTGGAAGTGTTAATATTTTATGGCAAATGATGTATATCTTGGTAATCCGTTATTAAAGAAAGCCAATACTCCAATCGAATTTACTCAAGAACAAATTCTTGAGTTTGTAAAATGTAAGCAAGATCCAGTGTATTTTGCAAAAAATTATGTAAGAATTGTAACTCTTGATAAAGGATTGCAACCATTTGCAATGTATCCCTTTCAAGAAAAGTTAGTTAATAATTTCCATAACCATAGATTTAACATATGTAAGATGCCACGACAGACTGGTAAGTCTACAACTGTGGTATCATTTCTTTTACATTATGCAGTGTTTAATGACAATGTAAATATAGGTATTCTCGCTAACAAAGCTGCAACTGCAAGAGAACTTTTAGACCGTTTACAAACTGCATATGAGAATCTTCCAAAATGGATGCAGCAAGGAATTATATCTTGGAACAAGGGATCTTTGGAATTGGAAAACGGAAGTAAGATCTTGGCTGCTTCTACTTCTGCTTCTGCGGTTCGTGGTATGTCTTTCAATATCCTATTTTTGGACGAATTTGCGTTCGTTCCAAATCACATTGCAGATTCTTTCTTTGCATCAGTCTATCCTACGATTACTTCGGGTAAATCAACAAAGGTAATTATTGTATCTACACCACACGGTATGAATCACTTCTACCGTATGTGGCATGATGCTGAGCGTGGAAAGAATGAGTATATCTTTACAGATGTTCATTGGTCCGAAGTTCCTGGAAGAGATAATGAATGGAAGAAACAAACAATTGCAAACACTTCCGAACAACAATTCAAGGTTGAGTTTGAATGCGAATTCCTTGGATCTGTTGATACTCTTATTGCACCAAGCAAACTTAGAACATTAGTTTATGACCATCCTAAGACCCGTAGCGCGGGTTTAGACGTATATGTGGATCCTATTGAAGAACACGACTATTTGATGACTGTGGACGTAGCCAGAGGCGTAGGAAACGATTACTCAGCATTTACCGTTGTAGACATTACACAATTTCCACATAGAGTTGTTGCAAAATATCGAAACAATGAAATCAAACCGATGCTTTTTCCAAGCGTCATTGTTGAGTTAGCTAAAAGTTATAATGATGCGTTTATTCTATGTGAAGTCAATGATGTTGGAGATCAGGTAGCATCAATTATTCATTATGATCTAGAATACAATAATCTCTTGATGTGTTCAATGCGTGGTCGTGCTGGACAAATTGTAGGTCAAGGATTCTCTGGCAAAAAGACTCAACTTGGAGTTAAGATGTCTAAGGCAGTCAAAAAAGTTGGATGCCTAAATCTTAAGACAATGATCGAAGAAGATAAACTAATCTTCAATGATTATGAGATTATGAGTGAACTTACAACATTCATTCAGAAAAATAATTCGTTTGAAGCAGAAGAAGGTTGTAATGATGACTTGGCAATGTGTCTTGTAATCTATGCATGGTTGGTTGCACAAGATTACTTTAAAGAACTTACAGACCAAGATGTAAGAAAACGTTTATATGAAGAACAAAAAAATCAAATCGAACAAGATATGTCTCCATTTGGATTTATTGTTGATGGTACAGAAGAAAGTAGTTTTGTAGACGAAGAAGGGGATAGATGGCACTTAGATGAATATGGTGATCGTGCATATATGTGGGAGTATTTAAGTTAATGGATTTGGATGGTCAGTTAAAACTTGGACATTTACTTTTTAAAGAAAGAACCTGCAGAACTTGTAAGCAACAAAAAAATTTGATAGAGGATTTCTATAAAATTAGAAAAGGATCAGGCGTATCTTCATACTCTTATGAGTGTAAAGAATGTACAAAAAAGAGAATAGTTGTAAGCAGAATGACTTCAACAGTTTTTGATAGATGGGAATATCCCGATTGGTAAATGTTCATGCATAGTTTCCCCACTCAAAAGTAACTTTTTAATAAATATTTTTTAGATAAACTGAGATTTCACGGAGAAAAACATGGCGACTCCTCAATTATCTCCTG